TGGAAATGATGTTGAACTAGCCATAGTTAAACTTGTAACTGATGCATTTATTCCTGATGATAGTGTTGATGTAAATTGTCCTTGTTGCACACCACCCCATGATCCAAGACCCCAACCTGTTGTTGCAACTTCGACTGCTGGTCCTACAGAATAATAATGTTGTACACGTATGCCACCAGATGTTGATGCTCCTGATCCTGATTCGTTAGAAGGCATAGTAACAGTTAAAGTACTATCAGTTGGTATACTTGTTACTTGAAATTTATTGTCATCAAAATCACCTGATAAAAAACCAGAATTTGTTATTGATGTAAAATTATCTAATAAAATAATATCACCTTTGTTTATATTGTGTGCTGATGCAAAAGTTATGGTTACAGCGGCAGAGCCATTAGTTGTAGAAAAAGCTGATGTTAAAGTTGTAGTAGATTTGATTGGATGTATGTCATAAAAAATACCACCAGAGTATGCATACAATATTCTATTTGTGCCTAATGCTGCATACTTAATACCACTAGCATTTACAAAATGGTGTATGGCTGTGTTACGTCCTGTTATATCAACAGAACCTAGTTGTGCCCAACCACCTATTTTTTCAGGTGTACCATATCTAAATCTAACATTGTCACCTTCTATCCATTGGCCTTCGCCACCGGTTGCTGTGACCTGTTTGTTAAAGCCTGGTGCAAATTGAACTTTTTGAAGCATAGTTTACTACTCCTTTGGGTTTGCATCTTTCACTGCTTTAATATGTTTAAACCATTCCCCAGTCTTGTCACCTTTATCAGCAACCATGTCGTGGTATAATAAATCTAATTGTTCTTTTAATTCTTTGTATTCTCTTGCTCTTTTATTTAAAACACCATTTAATGT